TCAAAGGCACGCTTCTGCCTTGCTGCATTAATTTCTTCTATGCCAGCGCCAATTTTAAAACCGCCGAGTGCGGCCTCAAACGGGCTTTGCACATCGACTGCGTAGCTGATTGGCTGTTGGAGTGGATTGATTGCCATTTGTTTTCCTTAGAAATATGTTCCAAGGTCTTGATTGCCATAGGACAAGCCAGATCCAAAGCCAGCACTTCCGACAGGGGTCTGTGAGAACGCTGCCTGTAGTCCACCAAAACCACCGCCGCCGCCGCCAGCTCTAATGCCTGCAATTTGAGACGGGATATTGAGTATCTGCCCAAGGGCTCTGGCCTGGCCAAGTTCTCCACCCGCCATAGCTGCTCCTTGCTGCCCAAGCAGATTAGCCACATTTGAGCCTAAAGCACCAGCCTGGGATGCCTGATTGACCGCTGAGGCTTGACCGCCTCGATAAAGAGCCTCAGACACGCCCAAACCTGTGCCAGCAAATCCACCCAGCCTGCCGTACTGCTTATCGATTTCTTGCTGAAGCATCTGAGGCCGAAACTGAGCCAAGGCTGCTTGGATGTTCCCGCCTCGCAAGCCACCAGTGGCCGATGCTCGTTGAAGCAAAGCCTCTTCGCCCTGCCTTACGTTGGCCTGAAAACCTGGACTTGTCTCAATGCCTGCAATGGCTTCGCGTTGTGCTGCTGGGCCAAGTAGACCCGCTATAGCCTGCTGTCGTTGGAAGGCTTGAGCGCCAGCCTCCTGGAATGGCTGAAATTGCCCAATCGCACCCATGCCTGCTTGCACATATGGCTGCAGCAGTTGTTGAATCGCATCGAACTGCCTACGCTGCTCTGCTACGCCAGCCTCTGCTGCGCCTGCTTGAATACCTGCGGCCTCGCTTGCTGCATCGGCCTGCATCATGCCGCCGATCAGTTGAGAGCCTCCAACGATTAAGCCAGTTACTGGATCAGGCATGGCTGAACTCCTTCATGTAGTCTTCGAGCGTCTCGCCATACAGTTCCATGACTTGAGACGCCGCTTCTGTAGCTCGCTGAGTGCCGTGGCACAGCGCCACAGCGATCAGCACAACGTCATAGTATCCTGCACGCCAGACGAATGATCGCGCATCGGCTTTGCCTGCTCGCTCGGCCTGGTCAGATGCCTGCCATTTGAGGACCATTGAGGCAACGATGGGAGAGAGTGTGGGTGCGTTTGCCTGCCAGAATGCGTTCTGGCCCATGCCCACCAGGCTGTTCCAGATCACCGCATTGAGGTCTTCGCGCTCGACTTGATCACCGTCGGCCACATCGTCAAAGACCTGGATGGCACCATAGAGCATAAGCAGCCACTCGACGGCTGGCGCAGGAAGCGCGAGAGACCTTTGCAGGTTCTCCTTCAGCCAATCGACACCAGTCATGCGCAGCTCCTCTTCAGGGTGAGCTGCTGGCGGCTCGATAGGCTCAGCGACTGCATTTTCCCACATTTCGACATCCCGTCAATCTTCTTCGTCTTCGCGCTCTTCCCAGGCCTGGCAGACGCGCAGGTCGTGGCAAATGAACTCCAGCTTCTCGCAGTAGCCCCTAAAGCCTGCATCCGTGTCCCACTCGTTGCGCGGGATACGCTCCATCTTGAGCTGCATCTCGACCGAGTTGTCGTAGTACTCGCAGTTCGAGCAGCGCCGCCGACGGGCCTCTTTCTCGTCGCACTGCATGGCCTTGCCGACGGCAACCCAGAAAGTCTTGTTCGCGGTCGGCTCGTTGCTGGGGTTCTCGGGACCGAGCATCCAGTCGTCGATGGCGACCTGGGTGTTCTTTTTGTTCTCGGCTGTGGTCAGGAACTCTTCCTCATAGGGAATGCCACCAAACCCAGAAATCATCATCTTCGGCATCTTTGCGTAGTCCATGTCTTACTCCTATCAGGTGATCTCGCGGCCATTTGCGCGGATTGTCAACGATGTGGCTGCGCTTGCAATGGTGGAGATGAAGCCGCCAGGCTCCAAGGCCTGCCCAACCAGTCCGGGGAAAGTGTAGGTCTCGTCTGGTGCGATGGCACGGGTGTCCACAATCAGGTTGCTCGCGCCTGCGCTGCCACCACTTATCACCAAATTGACGCTGATGGTCACATTGCCTGCGCTGGTGTTGGTGGCCGTGAATTTGTCGATGATGGTCTTGCAGTTCACCGCCGTGTACTGAGTGGTCTGGCTGTTCTCGGCCTGCTTGGCAGGGATCAGCACCTTGATGGTTACGGTCATGTCATGCTCCTTATGTGGCTTCGGCACCGCTGGCCGTGATTGTCAGGCCTGTCGATGCTGCTTGAACTTGGATGGTTTCTGCTGCGTTCATCACCTGCACGCCGTTGTACTGCAGTGCGTTGTTGGCTGGGACAGACACATCGTAAAGGAATGCGTTTGTCGTGCCTGCCGTGCCAGCAGAAGGCACCAGAAACACTCGCACATTGATGGCCGCTGCCGTCGTGTTGGCAATGCTCAACTCTTTGAGCAGCGTGCGGGTGCTGGCTGGGACCGTGTAAAGCGTGGTCACGCCAGTGGTGATCGCAGCCTGGCCCAGCTTGGTTGGGGTGATTACATCGAAAGCCATGTGAGCACCAAGTTAGATTTGACAAACGCAGGCAAGGCAGCAGCCGTCAATGGTCCACTTTCCCAGCGTTGCTGGACGCCATCGTAAAGAAGAACGTCGTTTGTGGAAGGTGCTGGAGCGTAGACGTCTGAAAGTTGGCCGACCAGCGGCTCAGCTTGAACCCTGACAAATACGGAGCCAGATCCTCCAGACCCAGCATTGACCACCGCAGCCACCACCACATGAGGCGTGGGCGCTTGTGGCAGATTTTTGGTCAGGCCACCAGCAAACGATGGGTTGTAGTACAGGATGTCGCCATCTGCCCAGACTTCGCCATAAGGCGTGCCTGTGGTGTTGAATCCTCGCACCAGCCCAAAGCTGGAGACCAAGCCGAAGTCGTTGTTTGCGATGGCCTCGGCAGCCACACCCATGACAAGCTGGCCATTTGTCAAGCCGGTCGATGGCTTACCTTTGAGCACGCCAGAGGAGCCGACAGACCCGTCGAACATCACCAGTTGCCCTTTGGCAATGTTGGCCGAGGCCTTGATGTAGTAGTACTGCGACTCGCCAATGGACTGGTTGACGTTTGGCGTCATCTCAAGATTGAGCGTGTAGCCGCCATTCCAGTGCAGTCGGCCAACCTTGATGGCCGGCGCAGGCGCAGTGGTGCTGAAGTCAATGTAGTCGGTTGCCACCGAGTTGTTGTTCTGCTCAACAGGCGCAAGAGCCAGCAGATTCAGCACCTGGGCCAGCCTGGGAATGGCATCCAATGCCTGCTGGACCTTGGCATTCAGCACCGCATCATCGACCGCCGTGTCCTGTGCCAGTGCTGCAATCTGGGCCAGCGCCTCGTTGGCCGTGGCCGCCGCTGTGTCGGCCTGGTACTCGAAGTCGGTGCCAACAATGACCTGCAGCTCGTCCACAGCAGCAAACAGCAGCTCGAACTGCCTGATCTGCTGCTGGTCGGTCAGAAACTGCGCGAGCTGGTCGCGGGTCAGGTTCAGCCTGCGGGAGACGGGTGCGGTGGCCATCAGTACGCCAACGCCTCAATCTGGGCCTCAAGACGGGCAAACGACACATGGGCATCGCTGTCGCCACGGAAGCGCTGGATGCGCCAGTTGCGCATGTGTCCCTGCTGGAACCAAGCCAGGCGCTTGGCGGTGCTGCCAATGGTGCCCACGGCAATGCTGCGGTCCTGGCTCCAGGACAGGCCGTTGACGCTGTAGCTGGTGCTGATCTGCGGGTTCTTGCCCAGCGCCACGCTGCCGGTCAGTGCGACCAGTTCTAGGCGGTTAAAGATCGCGCCATTGCCCTCGTTGTAGACGATCAGCGTGCCGAACTCCCAGCGCACCTGCTGTCCCCAGTGGTGGCCGGTGTCCTGCACCAGATAGCCGATGTTGCTGCTTTGCGGATCGCCGACCAGCCACTTGTCGTAGACCCAGACCAGATTGCGTGCGCGGTACTGGCTGAAGCCGACCACAGCCGTGGTGAGCGTGAACCAGACGGGCTGCTCGAGCGCCTCGCTGGCCGAGGCATCGTAGACCACCGTGCGGTCTGGTAGGTGGACGTAGAGGTGCTGGTGTGCCTTGTCGTTGCGTGCCTCCAGCTTGACCTTGACCAGTTGCGCCTCGGTGTATTGCAGGAGCAGGTTGTCAATCTCCTGCGTGCTGATTTTCTGGGTGGTTGCTGCTGCGCCAAGATAAATGCCTGGCGCTTCGTTGCGGCCACCGCCCAAGAATGCGATGCGCTCCAGATAGGTGCAGCAAGCGTGCGTGCCAATCACACCTTTTTGAACTTGTGCGCCGTCAATCCGCTGAAAAGGAAATAGTGCGCCGCCCACGTTGTCAAACACCTCTTGCGTGTTGCTATTGAGGGCATAGACCTCGTTGCGCAGCTTGATTAGCGCAACCACGGGGTCTGGATCAACCTCGGAGCTGCCGTACTTCAGCGGGTTGACCTGCATCGGGTCTGTCAGCTCAGTGACGACCAAATTGGCACCGTCGGTGGTCATGAAGTAGCCATCCACCCATACCACATCAAGCACCACGCCAAGGTCTGGGTCTGTGACTTGCCGCAAAATGGGAGCTGTTGGGTTCCAGACCGATGTTGCTGTGGTGTTGACTGGAATCCAGTAGTACAGGCGGCCACCGGACGCAATGGCCAGCACATCGAAGCTGTAGTCCATCGTCACCAGCTCGGTGGTCGGCCCACCGACATCGCCAAGCACGGTCACAGTGCCATTGCTGGCCACGGTCACCAGCTTGGTCCCCATGACCCGATAGCAGACGCCGTTCCAGTTGATGCCGCCACGGTCCACGCCTGGGCCTGTGCCGTTGGCCACGATGCCGTCGCCAGGACGCAGGAAGCCATTGCTGATGCCAGACGACTTCGGCACCGGCACCATGTTTACAGGGTATGCGGTGCGCAGTTCTGGCGTGTTGTCAGCGTAGATGCCGGAGAGGATTGGAACTTGCATTCAGGTCACCATTTTTCGCGGTTTGCCCAGTATGCAGCACTCATCTTGCCCTTGGCAATGTTGGCAGCGTGCCTAGCCTTGAAAGACTCTCGCCGAGCCTTGTCGGCATTGGACTCGCCTTCCTTCTTTGGGCTGCCAGAAACGCCCTGCTGGCCGAAGCGAATAGTCTTCACTTGGTCGCCGACCTTGGCCACGACAACGTGGCTCTTGGTCGGGTGCGATGGCGTGCGCTTGGGCTTGTTGTAGCCCTCGACGCCAACGCGAGCCAGGCGGCTGTCTTTCGTGGCCATGTCATGCCACCCGATACCAAGAATTCGTGGCTTGGTAAAAGCGCATCGTAAAGAAGGCATTGGCGGCCAGCGTGGTCGGTGCGCCGAAGGATGCCGCCGCACCATTCAAGGCCAGCGTGAAGCTGGTGATGATCTGGGTGGTAGTCACCAGCACTTGGGTGCCATCAGGCACGCCAGTGTTCAGCGGCAGCGTGATCGTTCCAGCGGCCAAAGTGCCAGCAGGCTGGATCAGCATCCATTGCTGCTCTGTTGTTGGCGTCGGCACCGTGATGTTGAATCCGGTCCCAGGCGTGTACAGATTGGTGGATACCGTCGGGGCTGCAAACGTCTGCTGGAAGTACTGCAGGAGCTGCGTGACCGAGACCCTGCGTGCGTCGCCGTTGTTTGGCACGTAGATCGGGAACTGGTCGCCACCAGATAACTGCGTGAGGGGTGAGAGTTGATTGATCGTGGGCATGGCTGCTTTTCCTCAGTTGTACTCGAGTGGGCCGTCCTGGCCTGCCAGGACTGGATCGACGGGTTGGCGCAGGAACGGATCGTCGTAGACGCGCCAGGGCTTGTTTCCTGCACCGGATGGCATGGTCCCAGGCATCTGCTGCTCCATCGGCATGGCCGCACGGGACAGGAGCGTGTTGTAGGACTCCTTGGCCGTGGCCTTGGTGTCGGGCATCACCTGCTTGCCGTAACTCGGGGCCAGCTTGATGGCCAGGTTGGTGTAGATGG